GCCGTCATCAAACCCGGTCAAAGACAGATCAAAGTCCAGGTCTTGCAAGCCCTCTAATTCCGCCTGCAGCATATCCATGTCCCAGCCCGCGTTTAAGGCCAGTTTATTGTCCGCGAGAATGTATGCTTTCTTTTGCGCCTCGCTCAAATGCGCCAGCGTAATCGTCGGCACCGTTTCCATGCCTAATAGCCGCGCTGCTTCCAGCCTGCCATGCCCGGCAATGATGCCGTTGCGCTCATCAATCAATATCGGGTTATTGAAACCGAACTCGCGCATACTCGCCGCAATCTGACTGACTTGATCGACGCTATGCGTTCTCGCGTTCGCGCCGTACGGAATTAAAACATCCGTCGACATCTCTTTTATGGCGTCTACTTTCGCGCTATTAAGCATTTGTCATACGCCGCACATCCCGTCGCATTCATCAAGGAATGACAACTGACCGAAATCTTTTGCCCCTCGAAAATCGATCTGGTCTAACGGCTTGCATTCACGGTGTAGAAATATCTTGCCTTTGATCTGTGACCCACGCCGGTCGAGTTTGATCACTTCGTTCCACTCTTTTTCAAAATCAACGGCGCGTTGAAATTCATCAGGCATGGTAGTTTTCAACTTCTGCCATTCTTCATTCTTGTGATACGGGCAAAACACACACGCTGAACGAGGGGGAGTTGGATAGCCTTTACCTGCCATCCATTCGAAGCAGTGGCCGCGAGTCATTTTCGCATCTATCAAAGGGAAAACGTGTTCTATCCAGTGATCACGCGCGTCCTTCATTCGCGTTATTTCATCGAGCGAAATACCGAGCCATTGCTTGACCAGAATTTTTTTAGGAATGCGTTGCCCTTTTTTATATCCAGCTAACTCTCTAGCTTTTCGAATGATTGGAACGATCTTGTAATCCGCTGTGCATTTTCTCAAAAGCATTCCCGTACTTCCGTCAGGGTTCAACGAAAACGCCGGAATAACGTTCCGCACATATTGACCCTCTCCATCTTTGCTTGTTTTAAGAGTCAAGCATTCATCTTGCAGACTTCCCGCTGTGACGCGATGAACCGGAAAAGGAAGCTGTTTTTCGAGCCAGTCGAGCCACTTATAAACTTCTGCTGGCTCTCCCTGAGTATCCGCAAATATCGCGCAATCCGGCATTGGTGTAATTTCGCCGTGCGCTGCCATCAGCGCCAGCGTAGAACTCTGCACTCCCGCGCCCAAGCTCAGAATCGTTGTGAGTTTTTGACCCCTCGTGTTTTCTTTTATTGCGTCTATTTTGGCGGCGTTAAGCATCTGTTTTTCTTATCGTTTGATGGATTTATTTAGACTTTTAGCTTCAATTAGTGTGGATCTTTTATATACATATGTGTATGATCAATAAACATTCACAAGCGAGCAAAACACATGACCGACACTATTATTTTAACGGGCGCCGAACTCCATTCCGGGGGTAAGGCGGTTTTCTTGTCAGGCCACGTTGATTCCGAAGCGACTGATCAGGAATTACGCGTTCGTAAGTTTTATTTTCCGCTTTCACAATGCGAACTCATCGATGACGAGTACCATTGCCCGCTTTGGCTTGCAGAGGCCAAGGCCGCAGAGGTTGTTTACCAGTGGGTCAGCAACCGCGGCATGAAAGGCATCGATCACTTGGGCGGCGCTGCTTTATCTGCTAGTTTTGCAGATCGTGTATTTTATATAGACAGCTATCGTCTTAATAAAGCGAAAGACTATTTAGAACGGAGCGCATAATGACTTCCAAAGACACCCCGCCAAACATAACCGTTTCGTTCGATGCGCAAGACGCGATGGATTTAGCGTACACGTTAGTCGATTCGTTTTTTCAAAAGAGCATCGAGGATTACGATATTCTGCATCAAAGCGGCGAGCCGCAAGACGACGAAAGTATGATGCTTTTTTATGAAACGCATCTAGAGGCGCTTACATTTTATAAAATGTTCGCACAAACGGGAGCGCCGACCGTTCTCGCTGTTCGCGAAACAGATCCAGATGGCCCGATTCGTTTTCATAACCGTGTGTATTCTAATCTCGAATATATTGTGATCACTCGTGGGCGTGTACCAATACCCGCGCCAACTAACCCCTATGATGCTCTGGTGCTTGCTTTGACGCTGGCTCTTAATGCGCCTGACGACGCACGATCCGAACGTGCAGTCAAAGAGGGCGAAGAGTTGATATCTAAGGCGTTAGCGTCGGGCGATCTCGATGAACTGCAAGTCGAGCGGGCGAAGCGTGAGGCCAGCAGAAATTCTAAAAAAAATATCCGCTGAACGACGACAGATGGCGCCTTCCGATGTTTTTCCATCATTCCGTCGTCGGTCAGTCGAAAGGAACGCATGACGCTGGCTGTTAAACGAGTTCGTCAACGGTATAATAGTTTTATCTTTCCCCAACCTCTACTGTACAAATGGTGTCGTTTTTCGATCCGCCATGTGGCACTAAAAGGATTCGTGACATTTTGAATTGTCTGTTTTTCCCCAACCCCATGCTTGTCCAACCAAAACAAATCGCTTTACCATTCGGCTTTAAAATCCTAGCCATTTCATTTTTGCACCCCGACCAATAATTCATCATAGTTGGTTTAATTTCTAGTTGCGCCATCCCATACCCTTCGTAGCATTCGCGAGCTTGAGAAATTGAATAAGGGGGGTCAAATAAAACTCCATCAAAAGCATTACTATCTAAAGCCTTTAAAAATTCTAAAGCATCCATGTTATGGTCAGCTTCTATTTTTTCGTTCAAATCATTGGTGACTTGAGCTGGACTATTTTTCCCACAAAACGGATCACACCACAACCCTCCATCCCATTCTTCTGATATCAGTTCCTTGATCGGCTTAATGGTAAACGTCCATTTGTTTGGCATTGCCCAAATTCTTTCAATTCTCATTTCTTCTCAACAGGCTCGGTCATGACTTTTGTTAATGAGCGCCTTTGGCCTTCTCTTTCGAACCGGAACTGGAACCAAACCAGAAGTTCAGTATGCTTGTCTGCGCAGTAGTGAGCGATCCGACGACGGCCATCACTAGCGCCATCATGGAATCCTCGGCTTTGACGTGCCCGGTAACGACCATGAACACCAACGCTGCATACGCCAGGGTGTAGACAACGCTCAAAACTACGTGGGGTCTCATATCCACGCTCGCAAGATGCCGCGCACTGGTTCTGTCCTCCGCATCAATTCGTAGAATATCGACACCCAGTTTTTTCATCTGCACGTCGTACTCGCGATCCATTTTTTTGATCGACAACAACTGGTCGGGAGACGCCGTTTGTACGAACTGCGCGAGTTCCTCTTCGGTCGCGTTTTCATCGCCCAATAATTTTTTCGATAAAAAACGGACAGCGCCGCCACCCATTGGCCCGCCCAACGCAGTGCCAATTACCGGGGCGACCGATTTAATAATGTTTTTCCAGTCCATTAGGCGCTTCTCACCATTTCAGATAATTCGACAGCCCTGCCGCCGACCTGTCTCGCCCATTTTGAGTCGAGCATTTCCTCGGCAGCGCGACTTAACTCGCCTGTTTGCAAATGCGTTAAAAACTTGCGGAACTGCATCAGCGTCGGCAGTCCAAGATTAAACGCCATATTGAGCAACACCTGTTTTACCGGGACGGGTTGTTGATTCCACCACGGTATGTTGATCGTTAGCTCCGCGGCGCAATTCGCGATATCCGCGTCGAGCATCATCATCGCTTCCTCTTCCGTAATGCCGTTGTCGTCAAGATTCCTCCCGACGCCAATCGTCAACTTGCCTGCGGTGCATTGGTACGGGGCGAGCCGCAGTCCTTCATGGCGGATAAGTTGTTTTTTTAAATCTTTGTATAAATCAGGCATAAAAAAACCCGCTCGAAAGCGGGTTCTCTTTTTAGAAGTAGCAATGAATCGGTAGTTATCCCACCGTGCGCCTATTATGGTCTGTTTCTGCGCACAACACAATCAGTTATTTGTAATATACATTTAGGTTGTAAAAGAAACGTGCAGCGCATATTATGGGAGGCGTAGGTTACTAGGAAAGAAGAGGAAAAGGTCTTCCTTAACGGGAAGGCCTTTTTTTTGCCTAACACAGCGCGATCAAAAAGAAGGGACATTAATGTAGTTTCTTCTTTTGTGACAAGTCGGGATGGTTTTTTAGTAGTTTCTCATGCTCAACCAGCAATTTTTTAGCGACCTCTTCAAACTCCCTTTCTGTCGCCTCCTCCATTTCATCCAGTATATCGGGCCTGCTGTCAATGATCGCCATGAGTTCTTCTGCGTCTTCCAGAGCAAATTCGAATAACTCGTCAATATAAAACCCGGTCTGCTCTTCGTGGTTTTTCTCTTCTAGCCGAATTATGGCTTTTTTGGCCTTTTTCTGTAATTTTTTTTCTATTTTTTTGTCCGGCTCGCTAATCACTGCATACAAACAAAGCACCAAATCATCATATCTTTCTTCAAATGTTTTTTCTTGCGTCATCATATGGCATACACCCCGTGTCGAATGCGCCGAATAATGCCCTCCTTGGTCATTTTTCGGATTTCCTGACGCACCACGAGCTTATCCTTGGCCTTGCGGTGCGGACGACTTTTAAACTTTTTCATAACTTCTGTCGGCGTTTGCGGCCCATAAATAGTCAGAATATTGTAAATTTTCGTCGCGTACGTTTCGCGCTCAGCGTCATCGATCCATTTTTCTTTCGCTGTGATGTTTTTGCGCTTTTTTTGCTTTAGCAAAATCTTGCAGTATTCGGCCACCGATCCCTTCATCGTTTTAGTTCCTTTTTTTCTGTCACAACCTTTGTCATATGACGAACTTTATGACAAACGTAACCTATTGTTTTGTATCGCTTATTTGAAAGCGTCTGTCATAAGTTTTATGGGGGCGGAGTAAAGCGATTACTCTTCCCCCACCATTTTTTATTTAAATGTGGCGGTTTCCTGCTTGGCCCACCTCGGCTCGCAATGCGCCTTTATCGGATGACGCCTGCGGTAGTCGTACGATTTCCGACCCTGATAATTCAGGCGTTTGGCGGTCGCTGTGCAGCCGCGCAAACTGGCAAAATAAATTGGATCTTGGTTTCTGATTGGCTCACCGTTGGATAAAACGACCAATAGATAGACGAGTTTCATAACATCAGGCTCGCAATCCCGGTGATCAGCGCTATTCCCAAACCCAACACCGTTCCCCCAATCAAAACGGACAGCGCGGTATCTTTGCGGCGCCGGGCTGCATACATCTGTTTTTCCCGTTTCGCCCGCAGATCTCGTCGCAGCGCCATCATTTCTCGGTACGTGTCGATGCCGTATCGATAACAGATGATTTCGCGCAGTTGCGTTTCCTGCTCTTGCATTTTTTTGCGGGCTACGACCAGATTGAGCGCCTCGCTTTCGATAGATCCCTGAAATGTCAGTTTCTTCCATAGCGGTGGATGTTTTTGTTCTTCCTCTCTTTGCTTGATGTCGGAGGCGGCTTCAAACCACCGCGTCAAATGCCCTACGCATTGCTCTAGCTCTGCCCCGCGATTGACGAGGCGTTCGATTCCTTTCACACATTGCGTACAGACAGATATCGCTGTCATGATTTCGAGCATTTCCTTATGCTCCTTTTAATTTTTTAGTCCCTTAACAAAAATCCCTCGAGCGCGGCCTCCCCTCTGCGTTTTTTCTCGTAAACATTGCGACGACTCAACCCGGAGCGCTTGACCGTCTCATCCAACCCCAACGTATAAAACATCCGCGTGATTTCGACGTCCTGCCCCATCCGGCTTTCTAGTAAGTGGTTCATCGCTTTCTGCACACGCCCCAATCCCGGCGGTGGTAACACCCCGGACGGAATGCTGGATTGAAAGCCACTTTCACCGGGCGAGTTCCGCAGGCGCCAGATGGGGGTCGATCCGGGATAACCCGATTCCTCCGAGTTGTACCAAGCAGCCCAATCTTTTAACAGTTCCACGATTTCAGACAATCTACGAAACACCATCAACGAGAAACCGATTTAGTTATAACCGACAAATTCGATGCGGCCTTGTTCTCCCTGGTCTCGTCGCTTTCGCATTGTTTGATATTGATCTCGGTAGTGCGCAGCGATGGCTTTTCTTTCGGCTTTTGTAAATTTAATCGACAGGTCATTTACTTTCTCCCTCAAAAGTTCAAGCGCTCCATCGCCCAATAGATTCCTGCAAAAGTCGGCAAACTCCATCGGGCGCTCGGTGAAATACCGATGGCTCGATGTGCAAAGCGCGACAGCGTTGTTCGGCTCCCATCGCACGTTCCGGCTACGCCTTCCCCAGATATGCGCGGCCTCGATGATGCGGCTTTTCCCACTCGCCTGTCCGTCAGGACACACCAACCCGGTATGCTCGCAGGTGAAATTGGCCCGCTCACGGACGCATAGAGAAAAATAGTGATCGGCAGCATCGCGTCTGATTCCACTCATGCGCGGCGTTGATTCGCATTCAGGGAGCGCCATACGTCTATCTGGGTCTGCCAGTTTTGGCGCCGCAAGTGCATTAGGGTTTTCTCAAACTCGGCGGTTCTAAGCTCGTCCAGAGCCAACGCATATTCCGCCGACATTAACGCTGACGCTTCGCGCTGCGCTACCGTTCCCGCCGATGGCATTGCTTTTGCCCGCGCTACTTTCAGCCCTTCTTTCGCAGCGACTTGGCGTGCTGATGCCTGGGCGAAGCGCTCATCGGTCTCGACCAAGCCCGCCAGCGCCTTTTCCACATCTATTTCGCTAGGCAAGGGCATCATTCACCAACACGTATTGCGCAACTTTTGTTTTTTCACCATGGCGGTTGGTGACCGTTTTGCGTTTCGAGATGATTTGATGCCCCCGTTTTTTCAAATCGTGTATGCGGGAAGCGGTGCGCATAATGCCTAACTCCATCCCGTCCATCGATGTGATCGGTCGTTTTCTCAGCAGTTTCAAAATTTGTTGTTCTTGTGTGTTCATTTTTTTTACTCCTCAAAATTTCAACTCTTTGAATAACTCTTTTCTCGCTTCGGCCCGCTCGGCGCTGGCAACGTTCGCATCGCACATCACCCGCGATAAAACCCCGACGTAATCGGTGCGCTGACACATCTCGCCGATCTTGGTTTCGCGAATGTCATCCCACAAGGTGCGCTCGGCAGTGGGCGGGTTTTCAAAACAGCGTCGACAAATCCAACCCCCGGCTATCGAGCGACCGAAGACGTTTGCACTAGAGCAATAATCGCAATGAGGCTTGGAGACGCTCTCTGCCTTCCAACCGCATTTACACCATTTCGCATTCGCAGCTAGTTTTTTTTCGCACTCAGGACACTCGCTCATTTTTCATCCCTCCGGTATTTCTGAAACGTAGTCGGCGAACTTGCTCTGTCGGAACAACGTCCCGATCCGAATATATTTTTTCATTTCGTCATCGTCTCCCCACTCGCGATTTTTGCGCACAATCACAGCCCTACAATCGTCCTCTGAATATCCCGCTTTCAGAATGTCGACGACAGCATCCAAACTTGCTCCATGCGGTCGGGCGTGTTTACCGCATTTACGATTGAAAAAATCGATGACGTTCTTCGCTGACTCTGAAAAATTCTTTTTATTTATATTTTTGTTTCTTTGATGGTTAATTGATGGTTCTAATAGTCCTGCATCTAATGCACACCCCCCTGCATTAGACGCAGTACCGTCCTGCATCTGGCGCAGGGGTTCGACGCCATTTAGTGCTGCATCTCGTGCAGGGGTCAGCACATAATTCGATGCCCTGCCCGGCACACGATCAACGCGCAAATAATGCTCGGTTTCTAGGAACTGAATCGCGGCCCGAATCGCTCTTTGTTTTAATCCTGTCCGCCTCGAAATACTGCCAACGGAAGGCCAACAAAGACCATCGTCATTGGCCTGATCAGCCAAGGAAATTAACACCAGCTTTTGAGACGGACTCACTTGCACATCCCACGCCTGCGATAAAATTTTTGTGCTCAAAGACGCCAGTCGCCGGGATAGAATTTGGGTTTGAAATTCTCTGCTTTGATGGCTCCTTGCGATGCGTTCGCGACCGCCTCTCGGCGACTTTCCGGGACGAAATTATCACTACGCCATTTGTAAAAACCGTCCCTCGAAATGCCGCAATTTTGCGCGAAATCTGTTACGGTTTTGCCGCTGCTCCTCAGCGCTTTTTTGAGTAAATCAGTATGGTTCATGTATCGAAAATACTCCGAAAGTTTAGTATCACTAAACAATAAGATACATTTATGTCGGTCTGAAATCAACAGGGGGGTATTGACGGGAATCGAATGTACCTTTATCGTTCTTTTTGTAGACCGGAAAAAAACAAAAAACGGCTGCGACAGGAATGGCGAGACCAATGTCAAAATAGATCTGGTCTCGCAACTCAAACAAATAGCTGGAGTGTGCTATGCCTAAATTAAACACCGCTGCCCTGCGGCGGTTGATCGATGAACGCTATGGTGGTGTTCAACAACGTTTCTTAAATGACTTTAAATTGACTCGCAAAGCGATCGGCCAATGGTATGCCGATGGGTTGGTGACGGATAAACGCCTAAAAGAGCTGTGCGATCACTTTTCAGTCGATCGTTCAGAGCTTGACCTCGAAGCCCTCGATATCGACATGGAAACTTTCATGCGCATATACGAGGTGCTTGAAAAACGTGCAGAGGAAGCCGGGGTGTCGATCCCGGCGAAAAGTCTGATTCACTGGACGGGACTGAACTACCGCAAATTCGCGGATTCAAAGGGAACGGTGGATGTCGAAGTGTTCGACACGTTTCTGGAAACACAAAAGGAGAACAAAAAATAATCGGGGAGGTTTATTACTATGTTGCGCGAAATAAAAACGTCAGTCGACAATCAGATTCGACTACACGTCCGGGACTTCACTGCCCCGGTTATTGTCTGCAGGGAGCGTGATGGGGTGATGGCGTTTGTCTGCGAGCGAATGGCAGACCTGTTGGGCTTTGAACAGAGCGATTTGATTGGCGCCCACCGTCATAAAATTATGGTGAACAATACGGACTTCTACGGGGAAGAAACCCGCACCCAGTTGCGCTTGAAAAACAACGGACAGGCTGAGGTGTTCTTTCACAATGACTTTCGAGATTTCGACAACGAGCGTTATGCCGTAGGCACCGTCACCGATTTTCATTTATTGAACGATTCGACGAAACATCTTTTAGAAGACTATATGGAGTTTTCAAAACAATATTCTCCTCGCATCATTTCCGGCTTCAACGACGTTGAGATTCTCGACCTGCTACCGATTGGCGTGGCTTGCCTGGCGCTTTGCGACGACCCATTTTTTGTTTACGTCAACGATCATTTCTGTAAAGGCATCGGATATAGATGTGAGGATTTGTTGTCGGGTCGTGTGAAAACTCACGACATTTCGGTCGAGCAGTTTCGGATGAGTGATGTGGTCAGCCCGATCGGCAATTTCGACAACTCTTTAAACGGTTTTTACCACCATAAACAGTGGCGCCACAAAGCGGGTCATATCGTCGAAGGTCGTGTGTTGACAACGAAGGTCGCGTTCGCAGGCGAGAACATTGAATATGCGCTTTCCGTAATTTCTTTTCGGCGCGGGAATGCGTACCAGTTTGCCAAAACACCCGCGGCCATAAAAAGGACTGCGGAACTGACAAACCAAACTCCGGAGCAGGTAATCGAGGTTTGTGAAACCTTGCAGCGGGAGGGATTTTTGCAATTTCCTGACTAATTTTCGTTTTTTTTGCCCCCTTTCGGGGGTTTTTCTTGTCTCTTTGTGTTTACTTTTAATATACTTTTAGTTATCTTCTATTACGTATTGTAAATAAACGAGATACAAAATGACGAAAAACGAAACTAAATCTGTCTATTTTAGAACCGAGAACACCTGGGTAGAAGTTGATGGCGATATCTCCATCGACCACCTCTGCGCTGCTTTGCAAAAAAGCGGTTACAGGATTGTCTCGCGCCCTACCAATGGACAGACCAAAACAAACGGCCTCAAGGTCGAGGAGTTCCACAATGCATAGCCTTATAACTGAGCGCGAATACCGGGAAATCATGTTAGACATTGCCGAACGCTATTGCGAGTTTTCGGACATTCCCGACAGCGAATTACAAAAATTGGCGTTAGCAAACTGGCGTTTGGACGATGTTGGCGAGCGCTGCAACGCACTGACCGATGACGACCTGCAAGTTGACTGGGGAGATGGCAGAAGGCGGAGTAAAACCAGATTGAGGATGCTGTCACTGGTTGACCGTCTGGACGATCTGTTCGCCATGAGAGAAAGAGCCAATCTGACCGATGCGCAGGCGCAGGTAGACCTTAATGACATTCTCGATCACGTGCTTCAAAACATCACCGAATATCGGAAATGGTCGATCGAAGACGATTTCGAACGGGCGCAGACTGCACTCGATTTCCAAAGAGCATCTTAAGGGGGCATCCAATGACAGACGAAAAAATACCGAACATCTACGAGCGCATTTTAGCCGTCATGGATGATTTGCACTATGTACAAAAAGAGAACAAAAAAGTAAACAATCAATACTCCTTTGTTTCTCACGATGCGGTTACTGCCGCACTGCACCCTCTTTTAGTAAAGCATCGCATTGTAATGATCCCGTCTATCGTGGAACACACGATAGATGGTAATCGCACCACCGCGACTGTCAGCGTAGCGTTTGTGAATCCAGACGAACCGGATGATCGGGTTGTCAGCACCTTTGTAGGATTCGGAATCGACAATCAGGACAAGGGAATTGGCAAGGCCGTCAGCTATGCCACTAAATACGCGATCCTGAAAACCTTTGTACTTGAGACCGGGGATGATCCCGAGCGCGATCAAATTGATTTTGAGCCGGGTTTCATTTCTGACTCGGAAATCGAATCACTGACCGAACTGATTGAAAACACGGGAACCAACCTCGATAAGTTTTGTTCCCATTATCGGATCAACAATCTACAGGCGATGCCGAAAAACAGACTTGATGAGGCGGTCAATGCCCTCAGCAAAAAACGGGAGAAAGTTCATGCAGTTGCTTGATGTAGAACAAGGCACCGACGAATGGCTCGCTCTGCGCAAAAAGTATTTTACGGCAAGCGAAGCCCCGGCAGTGATGGGCGCCGGATTATATGAGGTGAAAACCCCGAAAGATTTGGTAGCTCAAAAACAGGGACGGCTCAACAGCCAACCCTACGCGCCTGCTTTACAACACGGTCATGACAGGGAGCCGCACATTCGCAAACGTTGCGAAGCGCTGCTCGGCGAATCATTTGTGCCTCAAGTCTGTGTCGAAGGGCAGTATTTGAGGTCAAGCGATGGCCTTAATATGGATCAAAACATCGACCTTGAAATCAAAGCGCCCTATAGCCCCAAGAGCAAAATTTTACAAGCCGCCAGGAAGGGCGAGATTTTAGACGCACATCGGTGGCAGCTTGATCATTCGCTCCTTGTCACAGGATGCGAAAAGGTCGTCTTTGCGGTCGAAGATGCGGAAAACAACGATGTGATTTTGATCGACTATTTACCGGATTTAGAACGCCGGGAGCAACTCATCGAAGGATGGCGGCGCTTCGCAGAACTTATGAAAGAAAAGCCGATCGAAACATCCGTCATTGCGGACGATTTAGAACCGACGATTCAATCCTATTTGATGGCGAAAGATGAGGTGGAACGAGCTACCGAATATATGCACGCAATTCGATCGCAGATTTTGAATGAGTTGGACTCAGACAAAGAATGGGTCGCGCCGAACATTACGCTGGTTGTAAAAACGGTCACGCCAAAAGAGAAAACGGATTACAAACAACTTGTGACCGACAACCTTGAGCTTCTGAAGGATGTCGATTTTGCAAAGTACAAAAAACAACCCAAGCCCTATCAAACAATTTTGGACAAAAGGAAAAAACAGAATGGCTGAATATCATTTGAGCGGAGAGATTACCGCAATTCAAGAACCGAGAACGGTTGGCAATAATTTCACTTTTAGAGAGTTCGTTGTCATGACGCCCGATGAAAAATACCCGCAACCGATTTGCTTACAAGTTGGCGGCAAGACCCTGCACATTCTGGATGATTTTCACGTCGGCGATCAAGTCCGGGCAGAGTTCAACTTGCGGGGCCGGGAATGGCAAGGCGATAACGGAACGCGATATTTCAACACGTTGTCTGTGTGGCGCATGGAGTTGCTTGAAAGTCGCAAACCAAAAACGAACGGCGATTCACAACATTTCGACGATCGGAATCCACCGCCCATCAGCGACAGTGATATCCCATTCGACGACAAAATACCATTCTAGGAGGTTGTATGGACAATCTGAACCTTTTATCTTCCGAGGATTTGTTTAATCTGACTGGCCGTAAACAAAAAGAAAAACAAATCGCAATGCTGCAACGAATGGGCATTGATCATTTCACGCGATGGGACGGGAAGCCTGTTGTTACTTGGCATCAAGTCAATTCTGCAAAGGGCGACAGGGAGTTCGTGCCGAAATTCGCAGAAAAATAAAGGGAGCCAATCATGGGCCGAAAACGCAAGGTGGAGAGTAATCTGCCAAAAGGTGTTGATCGTCATCGAAACCAATTCCGTCTAAGTATAAAACTAGAGGGGAAATGGACGTTTAAATTTCTAAAAGCTAAAACGATCGGGGAGTGTTGGGCAGAGGTTGAACGAATCAATAGTGTTGGAGTCTACGAGAATACAATCAATTACGGAATTGATCGTTATTTGGGATGGTTGAAAAGTCTTGCCGACAACGATGACCGCAAATGGTCTCAAGCCACTTACCGCACCGAGCTTCCTCGGATTCAGCAAGTCCGGGACAACTACGGCGACGCCTTTTTTGATCAAGTATCAAGAAACCATTTATACGAATGGCGCGACTTACATCGCAAGGAGCGGGTGCTGCGGCGCTTCCGAACAATGTGGAATATGTGGCTTCAGTGGGAGCTAACGACTCACGCTCCGTTCGTTGGTTTTAAATGGACGGCAGACAAAGCTCGGTCGCGCTACATCAGCGATGATGAGTTTGATTTAATTTGTCGCGTTTGTTGGGATAAACAACTTACAAACCCGATGGCTCTACGAGTATGGGCTGTTTTGATTCTGACGTATTTAACGGGCAGGCGTGTCAGCAACATTATTGAGCTACAGTTATCTGCAATCAAACCCGACGGGATTTATTTCACAGAAACAAAAACCGGGTTGAAAACAATCGTGACAATGAGTTCCGATTTGGCCGAAGCGATCGCGCTGATCAAAAAAACACTGAGGAGAGATAAGAACATTACCTCGACCCAGTTAATCACCAAAACAAACGGACATCCTTTGAACCATCACGATTTCAGTCAGGCGGTCTTGCGGATGCGCCGTCATTTTCGCGATGCGGGCATTGATGACTTTCAGCCCCGCGATTTGCGAGCGAAATACGGCACAGATCATACACGCGGTCAGGCCAATCTGCGCCATACCAACCCCCGGACTTTCAATAAGCACTATTATCGAAAGCCCATGAAAATCACCCCGATTCGGTAGGTTTTTTTCCCAAATGGCTCATTTTTTTTCCCATTTTTTTCCCACGGCTTGTCTGGAATCACCTAAGTGTTTGATTTCATTGGAGGCTGAGGCCGGAATCGAACCGGCGTTGACGGCTTTGCAGGCCGTACCAGTTTCTTTTAAAATCAAACACTTGCGAGGCTTTTGGGAAAAAAAACTGTGTTTTTCTATGCCATTTCATCGTATTTTAACGCTTTTTTTTTCCCACTATCTAGCATCAGCGAGGACGCCATAAATGTTAAAAGTTAAGGCGTTTCCAGTGCTGACTCTAACACCTAAACTGTCGGTCGGCATTAAAGTGATTCCGTTGCCTGTGTTGAATGATTGCATGGCGTCATTTATGGCGCCTACTGCTATGCTGACGTCCCACGCTAGCGCATTGGCTTCGTCGTACGTTGTGCCGCCGACATCATGGAATAGACGAAAGGTCGCAGCGCCGGAGCTTGTGTTTGCGATGATGATGCGTCCTATCTCCAACCGGACTGTTGCTGTGATGGCCGTTGCGTTGTTGGTATCGCCTGGGCGCACTTGTGCAATTAAAGAACCGGAGGCGTAGTCGTTCATATAATGGAGCCTTTTATAATAATAATCGCTTTTATAGTGCGTCCGTTTTTCTGGTTGCTAGTCATGAGCGTTTTATTTTATTTGATTTCCGTTTTTTGCCCGGCGTCAGTGAGACGGGTATTGATGAAAGATTTATGGAAAGGTGTTGGTGTTACTCCCCCACAAGACCCTCCGACATAAACGGGACACCCAATAAAGGCGTCGCTCGCCCGCTAATAGACCGAAGCGATGCGCCAGGCAGGTATTGTCGAGTAGCGTCTCCTATTGCTGCCGGGAGGTCTTTGGTTATCGGCGGAATGAGTCCGCTTTTTAACGGCCATCCTCCGCCTTTGATATATCCCCTAGCCCCCACATTAAATAATCCTTGTGTTGCAAGCGGAGCGCCCGCAAGTAATCCGACATAAGCCGGGTCTATGTTAAGGCCTGCCTGCCCCAACGCTTGCTGCCCTAGTAATCCGCCCCCTAGCAATACTCCTCCGATGCCGAGTTGGTTTTGCAAATTTCCTACAAATGATCGCGTCGCCGTTCCGCTGTCTGCAATATCTTTAAATGCCTGACCGAAACGTCCTAGTTGGTATAAATCGGATTTGTCTTGACCTCTTAAATAGCCCGGCTTATCTCTGCGGTTCAATACATTTGCTAGTTTCGCCGGGCTAAGATCCCCGCTCCCAGTATTCACGACGCCGGGGCTTTCAATAAACAATTTATTTCGCCATTTTTGCCTCGCGTTTTTAAACGCTTCTAACTTCTCCGGGCCAAGCCCTTTCTCAACGGCATCGTCTAACGCCTCTTTGATCGCAGCATGGACATACCCCAATTCAATCTCTGAGTTAACATTGCTTGCTAATAACGCCCTCGTCTTGTTCCCCATTTTTGACTGCAAGATTTGATAATTGGTGCCGGAGATAACATCACCATCTCTCAATTTATTTAATACGCGATCGACCACTTTCTGCGCACCATCAATATCATCGACGCTATCTATTCCCATGTTCGACAGGTTGTCGTCTATCGCGTCTAAAATCGTTCCGTCCTCGCCATAATCTAGCAGCACCTTTTCGTCTTTAGTAAGATCGCCAAATTCCTTGCTAATTTTTGCGTGTGCTTTTCCTAACGCTTCTGCGGATATTTCATCGCCATCTTCTCCTATCGACCGCAATGCTATGCGGTTATGGCGACGCTGATTTGCTTCTGCCACTTCTACCATTGGCCCGGAGGTGCTTGGGGTCGATTTCAGCGACGCCTCAAACTGCTTTAACGGTATCGATCCGGTTTCAACTGACGGCAGCAATTTGTAACCCATCTCTTTGCCCCATTCCATCAGCTCTTCCATTTGCCCGGACAGCCTGCTTTGTACTGGCTGCACGACCCGTCCTAATAAGCGTCCGATAACATCTCCCGCCGCCCCTTCTGCGCCTGCTTGTATTGCCTGCTGTCCCTGATCGTCAGAATAAGTAATACCACCTAAACCCATCCCTGTGAGGACTGCATCAGCCAATGGGCTTTTTTGAACCCTCGCGCCAAGACTTAAGAGACCTTTCGTTACAGGCGATGCTAACGTTTTAATGGCTCCCCCGGTTGTCTGAGCCGCTACCCCCAACGGTGCCGCGAAATAAGGAATGATCTCGCCTGTCATGGTTGAATATGGCCGCTCTTGCGATAGCATTCCATAGGCACGATCTTTTTCTGCCTGCTCTTGCGCTAACGTCGCTCGTTGATCTTCGTCTGCAAATATATTGCTAACGCCGGACACTATCTTGTCGCCCGTCCTTCCCATTCCTATAACCGCGCTTTCTAACGCCCCCGGTACTTCCATGCCGCCATCTTGAAACACTGAATATGCTGGAGTTGGCGTCTGCGGTATCTCTGTATTTTGTTGGCTAGTTTGCGGCGGGAAAAACTCCGGTGACCCTATGAGCGCAGTAGCCTCTTCCGCGGATATTATTCTTTCGCTCATGGCGTAACCTCTATCATCAGTCCGTTGTCTTCGAAAATATATTTATAACTACCCGGTTCACCATGCATTCCTTTGTAGGTTGCGGTCGACGATGGCAGTTCAATGCTGTCTCCCGTGGCGTCAAAATAAACGGACGGCTTTTTACTGCCTGCCGCGTAACCGATTGGAGACGATCCAACGGGTAAATTTTGATAGCCCGATTCGTTTCTATCGATTGCCATCATTTTTTTAATGTGATTACGCATATCTCCTAGCGCTTGTTTAAACGCTTCCACGCCTTGCGATGTTTGCGCCCTTAATAACGCCTTAGTCGCCATTTCCCCCTCTGCTAACTGAATCGAACCGCCTCCTTTTAATGCTTGAAATGCCTCTTGGAAAGCCTGCCCTTGTAGTTGCTCCCACTTTGCGACCGCATCCGCCAAATCAGTACCGCGGGCGAACGTCGCTGCTTTAAATTTTGCGATATTTTCATTAGTGCCTAGCAACTCTTCCAAGCCCGGTGCGTTGAGCATTTCATCGAGCGTCAATAATGTTTTTTGATAGCTCGCATATTTTCTCGGGAATCGTTGTCTTGCTTCCGCTAATGCTTTTCCCTCTTCTTCGGCTTGCGTCTTTGCTGCGACTGATTCGGGTGATTTTCGTTGTTTTTCTTCTTCCCATTTATCTTTTTCAAACGCAAGTGTTTCTTGTTCTCTCATCGCGGTTGCCAGTTCGGGTGCAATGAGTGCTAGCGCCGCTTTTTGGTCATCATTCATGTTGGCAAGGCCGCCTGATGTTTGTCCCGCGCTAGTACCGGGTCGTCTAAACAATCGGTTAACCAAATCGGTTTTCCATTGTAGCTCTTCGGCTTCCGCCCTTACTTTTTGCGCATCTGCCGCTGATTTTTGCAATTCCAAAAGACTTGTTTGCCAATCGAGTGACGCCTGCTGCGCTGCGACCTTTGCGTTCTGTCGCGCTATCAACCCTTCTGTGTACATTCTCGGCATCGCCTGTACCGCATCGGCAAGAACCAAACCCAACGATTTGTTCGGTTGATTGGCCTGCGCCCATGCTTGACTCATAGTGGATAACAGGTTCGGTGCTGCGGGCATTACAGTGGGAACTTTGGTGAGCAGGTTGGGCGGGATCGTTGGCAGTTGACCCGCGCCTTGGTTCTGGCCTAACAGTCCGCCCGTGTCGCTGGCGTAAATATCCAAGATATCCATATTTATTTTCTCACCTCATGAAAGCGGCTATCACAATCGATGCCGCAATAAACGGGTAAAGCCCCAAGGTTAAACGCTCGAGCAAAGTGATACGCTTGTCAAAATGCTCTGAACGCAATTTACATTCGCGCTCGTGTGCTTCGAGTTCCGATAATGCTTTTTCTGCGTTATCCATTATCTAGCCTCCAACGCCGCAACTTTGGTTTCGAGCGTTTCGATTCTTGCCATCGCTTCCTGCAAGGCTTTAAGGGCTTTCATGTGAATGACTGAGTATTTCGCGCTTTTGAAGGATTTTTGATTGCCGTCGCTGTCTAAAACCGGAGCATCATTTCCATTTGCGTCAGGATTGGTTTCAAGGTGTGTTTTGACGAGCTTGCCCATCCCTGCAGCTTCCAACTCTTGAGCAATGACACCGATCATATTCGGTGCATCTAAATTGTCTTCTTTAAAGGAATACTTACGGACACGAACTGCTTTTATGTCGTTCCACTGACTGCCAGAATCAACAATGTTTTCTTTGAGATTCACATCAGAAGTTGAACCATACGAATTTGTCGCGCTCAAAAAATCGCCATTAGATTCAATCTCCGATTTTATAGTTGCGCTCAATTTGTTTTGCCAAATCGGACTGCCGCCAGAGGAGTTGTAAACTTTTACGGCTGTGAAAGTTGTCCCAGCCGAGCCGTGATCGTCGTAGATGAAAAGACCCTGACCAGACTGATCGAGGGCTGTTCCGCTCGAATTTTGACCGAGTCGCACATTGCAGTTTCCGAAATAGTGATTATAGGTCGTCCCATCGTTGCCATGACCAAGGTGCAAATTGGTTGAGACGTTTACGCCGTCATTAAAGGTGGCTTCTCCACCTGCACTACCGTCAATCGTTAAAAAAGTCGTATCTGCACCGCCATCTGTGCCTTTCAAAATAATGTCGGTATCATCGCCTTGCGCATCGACAGTGATATTACTTGCAGTCGCGATAATAGAATTAGTGACAACGCTTTGCGCGAAATGTGCATTGCCACTACTGTCAAATTTGGCAGCGACTTTACTCGGGGCGTCTCCATCATCTCCATCGTTGATCTTGACTTCAATTCGGCCTGTTTGGTCATCGACTCCATCTGTGTCGTGCGAGGCGACAATCGTTGCGAGTGTCGTGACCTCGTTACCCGATTGTTTCCCTTTAAATTGAACGGTGCTTTCTCTACCCCCTAGAGTGTCCTCGTTCGAGGAATTCTCCAGCATAATGTTGGGCGAGCTGTTATTGATGTATAAATTTTGTGCGCTACCCAAACCACCGACCAAGATGAAACGGTCGTTGTTGGCCTCATACGCAATCAAGTACATCCCGGCGGCGGTTATGTCGCCAGCGCGTAACGCGGTGCCGTCATTGTGTACGATCGATTTCGCGCCCAGGGAATCCACATTGATCGTCGCTGCGCCTGTATTTGTGTGGTTAGCCTCGAAGAGATACGCATCACCTTGCGCATAGGACGCTACTGTCCTCGCTGCGGCCAAGGTGTACGTGTTGGATGAACCAGCGGTTACTTTAGTGCCAGAAATATCTTGATACCACCTCGCGATTCTGGCGAACGATTCCCGCATCGTGTCATTAACCGTCGAAGGCGCCATCCCGTTTGGGGCGCCCGCAGGTGGCGTCGCATTATTATCGTCAGCGGTTACACTGTAGTCTCTGATTTCACCCATCGCGGTTTTCCTTCTTGTTAATCCTGCTTCGCATCCACTTTCTGATAATGCTTTGAATTCTTGGCTTGTCTTTTATCCATTGCGCGACAGGTTTCGCATAGCGGTCATAGAGTTTTCTAAACCATTTCGGCGCTTGCTCTTCTTTCCAGAAATAGAACGCGACCCACTCGGGGTTGTCTTGACCGAATACTGTACGGGCCACGTGACAGATCCCGGTGTAGTTCCAGATGTTGCTCAAAGTGGTGCCTAGTTGCCCCCCGGCGGTTTGACCTGACGCCCCTTGCTGGTTCATCCAGTTTAGTCCGCCAAGGCCCAACCCGATCCAGTCAGATATTCCCGGCTTGCTGCTTGCGGTCATGGTTTGGCTGCCGCCGTAATTGCCACCCGTCACCATATTTCCATAAGCGGCGAGCGCATCATATGGTTGGCCTTGCCTTTCATAATACTTCCGCATTTGCTCATTTAACTGCGCCTGACGATACTGCTCTCGCTCTTGACCGGACAGCGCCAGCATTCTTGGATCAAGATATTGCATCTCTGCCGCGGCTGGTGCGTATTGCATCGCCTTTAGCTGACGGTCGCGCTCTGATTCATAGGCGGGTGCGTAGATACCTGTCGCCAGTTCGTTGAGTGTGCGGCCAAACGCTTCCTCGTTGCGTTGCGTGCGATCGGCCAACGCGCCCGATCCCATGCGCCCTGCTGATGCGAACTCGCTTTGTAAGTTGGGCATCGTGTAATCGCGAAACGTCTCCCCGACCCCTCGCGCTGCCTGCTCGTACGCCTGACGCAAATACGGGTTGGACTCGGGCGATAGGTACTCTCCTTCCATCGTGTCCCGCAGTTGCGTGTTCATCGAATCCAGCCATGGGTTCCCGCTTTTGGCTTGCTGAGCGATCATGCTCAACGCTAAATCGCGATTCGCCGACATCGGCGTCAACGTCATTCCACTATACGGTTTTATCCCGCCTCTGTTTTCGTACAGTCGCTGCGCCTCGGACAACATCTGCTCCATATACGGTTGCGCAAACGGGACGTCCTCTGTGGTTGTTTTGGTTTTTGCCATATGCCGAAACTCCTAATTAATAGCCGACGTCGGCTAATAAACTCTGCAGTTCATATTGTTGCGCGGTCGGTAATCCTTGCGCACCGGGATAATTACCCATCTTTGCCGCCAGTAACGAGGGCGGTAATTGGGCAGGATCTATGGTCTTTCGCTGATACGGAATGGTGCGTCCACCGCCCCTGAAGCCCGGGGGAAAGACCGGATTTTTCGGCGCCTGCCGCTGCAGTAGCGATAATAAATCTGCGACGATTTGTTCTGCGCCTTCACCTTCGCCTTCACCTTCGCCTTCACCTTCACCTTCGCCTGTAGTGCCTTCGCCTGCAACGTCTCCCGGCTTATATTGACCGCTTGTAGGTAATGTCGTCGCGTCTGTAGAAGGGAAATGCCCTGATTCTGACAAACCCTGCTGCGCGAGTGCTGTACGCGATGGCTCATGCTGTGGGAACGGGTCATAGCTTTGACTGCCTGCGACGGTGCCATATTGGATATCTTGTTTGTCTCCGGGGCCGCGTAAATCCTGTTCGATACCTTGCCTTGTGCGGTGCGCCCATTGAGGGTTCCCCGTGTTGTAAGCGATATACGCGTTCATCCACGTTTCGGGGTTTTTAATCGCATCCCATGTTTTGCTCCAGAAATTCCCTTTATGCTGTTGATGGCGGGCCGTCTCACGAAGACCTTGATCGGCCATATACAACACGTCATCAAGGCGCAAAGGCGAAACGAAATCTGGATTTTTTTTCTGTTTTTTCTCTAGTTCTTTTAAATAGCTGTCACCCTCTGTCAAATAGCGCTTCAGCGCAGATCGGCGATTGACGTGCCATCCAGAACGTTCTGTGACCCATTTATTCCAATAGTCCCACAGTTGTTTTTGCCCACCCGCTTTAACGTCTTTGTTTTTTCTGATCGTGTCTACCCGTTGATGAATGTTTCCGGGCGTCCAGTTGTAATTGGCGAGGCCTATTCCGTAAATTTGGTTGCCCTCAGAAATCAACGGCATGGTTTTCGCGTTATAGTCGCCTTGTCCAACGGTGAACAGTGCCTTGCGATTCGCCCAATTCATCGTTGGTGCGCGAGCGCCTCTCAAATCTTTTTTGTCAAACGCCGTCCAGCGCTTTTGTAATTTTTCCTGTTCAGCGAGGGATAATCGTTGCAATCGTTGTTCTGGCGTCGGTAATTGCTGTTGGTTCCGATACGGATTGCTGCTGCCAACCCCGTAAATGTTGAGTGCGTTCGGGTATAAATCAAAATAAGAACGCTGCGGATATTCCCAACGGACATTGGGGTTGTCGTACGGATCAGACATAATTAACGCCTTCCTTTTGTCTCAATGTTGGCCTGCACACCGATGGCCTCATCAAAGCCGCCTGCAATATCCACGCGGAAGCGCATATAGCGCGAGGTCGATCGAAAGTTATGGTCGCCAATAGCCGATGCGGTCACACCGCTCGAGTAGGTAATGTCTTCGTTCAAATTATTACGGGTAGCGATATAGACCGTGTTGGTCGCGCTACCGCCTGCAACTACCGGGCGCACGCCATCACAATAGACATATTCTTTCTCGCCGCTGGCGATTTCCCCGGTTTCAATGCGGGCAGTCAACGCTGCGCCGCCGAACGTGCCTGATTTATGATCGGTCGCAAAGACATACAAGGCCAGTTGTCCGCCCTTCCACATATCGGCATCTAATGAGGCAGGCAGAGCATCGACAGAGGTATTCACCGAGTCCAGCCCTTCTAGCGTGTAACCGACGGAACGACCATCAAAAATAATTTCATGATTGACCTCGATATAAGACCAGTTATCCGTTTTCCAGTCATAGACAATCAACTCGGTCGGGTCGCCTTCCCCGGTCGCGTACGACCAGATCACTTTCGCGTTTGGCACATCGACATAGCCGACCATGCGATAGCGCTGTAGCACAGACGCTCGGGCTTTGAAAAACTGATCGATTTTTTTATCGCCTATCGGGGTTAGGCCACCCCCGAGGTCGTAGCGCATAAAACCGTCTTGGGAATAGAAAAATACGGAGTTGCCATAACGCACGACGCTACGTGCAGCCGGGGTTCCCATGCCGACCGCCGTGTTGGTAAAACGGAAAATCATCGGAGAGCCGATGTATTCCATCTCCCAGATCGCCCGCTCCTGAAAGATAATCCCGATATCGCCGCCAGCAACGGCCATCACACGACCGCCATCGCCGTACAAGTCTTGAAAATCCGCCTGTGTCGCCGGAACGGTTCCCCAGGAGGTCTCGTTCTCTAGTCCTGACCATTGCACGCGATTAGAATAATGCGTGCCATCCGTCACATCGCCTAACACCACAAAGCCGCGGACAATA